TCGGAATCGTGTGACCTCGTCGAAGTTGTGGGGAAACCCGTAGCCCTTCATCCAGTAGTAGAGGCTAAAATACGTCTTGAAACTCGCATCGACCAGATACGTCACACTGAACTGCCCGTAAGTCAAACGCTCACCGGGATGGTGGATAATCGAAAATGGATTGGTCTGCAATGCGACGCCGCCGGTGACGGTCGGCGATGTCACGCTCCGAACAAAGAACGTCAGATCCGGCAACCGTTCCAGAGAGAATCGATAGTGATTCCCATACAGCGTATTGGTCGCCTGGTGCGTTCGCGTTGGTTCGTAATCCTGCTCGGTTTCCATATGAGATATTTAGGTGCGCCTAAATATATGTAACCTTTCTTATAGGAGCGTGAAATGGCATCAAAGTTCAATAAGGGTGACGTGTCTGAGGGTATTCTTGCCGCGGCAATCACTGCCCGATTCGTGTCAAAAACCAAATCCATAACGCGCAACGATGTTGAGAGCATTATCAAGAAGCTGAAGCCCTACACGGCCGGCGCGAAAGGAACAACGTCCGCCACAGAATTCGCCTCAGCGAATCTCAAGAAGAGTGTGGTTGATACCGTTGTCTGCTTTGTCAATCTTGCTGAGGTCAACATGAAGGCATTTCTTGCTGCGGGAACATACAAAGATGCGGATGTGATCAAACTCGTCAATGCCTCGGTGGTGTATGCCAATGGGCCACATGTGTGCGCGTGGGCTAACATGATGTACGAAAATAACCAAAAGAACAAAATCGAAGTCAGGTCTGAAGGACTACTTGATCAGTCCGGCACAAAGGTGGATCTTCGTGTTGTGATCGACGGAAAGCGAACGGGTGTTGGCATCAGTCTTAAAGTCGGTGATGTGAAGCAATTTGGTCAAGTGGGTGGGGCGTCGGTGGAGACTATGGAAGAATTCTTCGGCTCCCTTGGCGTTAAGTTTGACGCAAGTTTTAAGACGAAATTTGACAAATTTGTATCAGAGAAGAAGCCCGTTGAGGCGTTGACACTCGCGTATACTGTAGCTCACACGCAACTGAACAAACTACAACCAAAGAGACTCAGAAGCAATCTGTCCGCATTTATGAAGTTTCATGCCACCCGAAATGAAGAGAATGTCATTCTCCTGCAATTGAATAAGGGGCAGGCAACCGTGTATATGTTTGAAGCCTTGGAAGAGAAGTTGGTAGGTGTGCCGATGCTTGTTGAATATAAAATGGCCACAACACAGGTTATTGCCGGCGCCAAACTCCCACAACTTCTCATCTACGGGGGTGATAAGATAGGACCCAAGAACTTGATATTACAACTGCGCGTTAAACTTGAGGGCAACCGAGTTAATAGCAAAGGAAAGACAGTTGGATTGACCGTACGCAATTATGTGGAGAAGGGCGCCCTAACCACAGAGTTAATTGCGGGTCACTAAATATCAACATGCCTCATAAACCTCTTCCCCACACCAAGCAGACGGCGACATCCGCCGACCTCGAATGGGGCACCGACTCGCTTTCGCGTATCTACAAAGCGGCGACGCCCGGGCAGGAAGACGCTGTCGGGGAAGCGTTTGGTGTCACGAAGTCGTTCCTCGCAGAGTTGGGCGATCGCCCCTATCCTTGGAGCATGAAAGTATACCGAGATCGTCGTTTCGGCGCCGATGCCTATCGGGCACAGTTCTCGATACCAGGAACCAAACTATTCTATTGGGCGACGATGTGGGCCACGAAAATGTCGGGGTCTATAGACCACGACGGGCTGCCGGATTTTCTTCCTTCGGAGCCAATAGAATATGAGTTTGGATTTAGTCGGGGCAACAACGATCGGCTCCCAGGCAACACTGATATTATCGGCAACACAGGCATTGAGATTCCTGTGTTTGCAACAGTGGTTGACATTTTCAAAGCGATGGTCAAACAGGCGAAGCCGCTTAAAGTTGTATATACCGCGAAAGGTGTGTCAAGACAACGCCTCTATTCGCGGCTCACAAGAATGGTGCAGCGTGTCATTCCGGGCTACAAAGGGTTTGAGGTGAAGTCAGGGTCGTATGAAGTCCGCAGCAACCGCTACGTCCCCGAGGAACACACTATGTCTATTCCATCGTTCAGAGAGTATCTCCAAGAGGCCGCAGCCGCGGTGAACGTTGATGGTAAGCCGGGGAGCGCGGTTGCGTTTGAGAGTTACATCTGTGATGCGTGGAATGCATTGCTCGATGATAAGACCGCACGAAAGTTTAGCAGGGGGATGGCCAGAGTACATCACACCTACGCACCCACCGCGTTTCTCATTGCCCGCACTCTTCAAAAGTCGATTAGAACGAATTCGCGCCTCGAAAAGGCAGCGCACGCTCCGAGGGTCTCTGCGAAATATGCAGAATATGGCGGAACGAATAAGACATCAAAGACCGATATCTACGCGGTTAGTGATCACACATACCGATTCTCATTAAAAGAACATGCCGGGAGTGCGTTGATGTCTGGTCTCAGGGGTGATACGATGGCCACGTTTCAGCTTGCAGTAGATCGCAGCAAGAAACTTCCCTCATCATCGGTAGGAAAACTCACCGATGCGCTTCAACGTTCTCTAGAGAATATTGAACGTCCAAAAGGTATTGAGAAGCACATCGACATGAAGCACATGACTACTAAGCCCGGTGTGAAACCTCCCGGCATTATGACGGCGGCAAAGGATGCCAATTATCGTCGTGGCTTGCCGCGTCCAATCAAAGCATTTCTGAAAAAAATACTACTACGCGATGAGGGAATTAAAGGTGAAATGAATGCGGCGATCACTGAGGCTTTTAATGAGGACCAAATCTTTCGTGAGGAATTTGTGTATGAGGCGGCCAGCGGCTACGGTAAGTTTGGTGGGGGGAAGGCCGTTCCTATCGCCAATCATTTTCTAAAATTCTCAAAGGCCACCGGCGCCGCGGCAGTTTCTAAGTTTGCCAGCGCCCGCGCTCCGGTAATCGGGTCACTTGCCGAGCAAGTCAGATTTCGACTTCGTTGGAAACATAGCGCAATTGCCCTTGCGGTAGATATCAGGGATTCACGCGAACACACCTATCAGGATCTACTTGCGGAGCATTGGGAAGCGGCCATGTTGAACGAGGGGATGTGGGATAGTATCAAAGATACCTGGCGAGACTTTACAGCATTCCTGCGTCGGTTTGTTTCCGCTGTGGTAGGCGCACTTCGCAAGGCGGCCGCAAAGGGATATCAAGCTGTCCTGAGATTTCTTGGGCTGGAACTAGAATATGTCGCGCTAGAACACGACGTTTTTGTTTAATAAAGGGTCCAGTATGTCCATTCCAACATTCAGAGAGTATCTCTACGAGAGTAACGACGCCACACCCCCACTGGTCACCGACGTTCCTCCACCCGAGATGGAAGCATGGATGCGGGAGAATAAAGCGTCCTACGTCAAGCAGCACGGTGAGGAGACGGGAATGGTAAGGCTGACGGCCGCGGCGTGGGACATCCACAACCGGGAGAAGGCAAAGCAAGACTCCTCGATGGAACCCACACCATAAAGCATCCCACAAATAAAAACGCCCCAACGATGTTCTGTTGGGGCGGCATACCGGCTATCTCCTTCTTCTTTGTTAGTTCGATACAAACGTCTTGCTGACACCAAACACCACGGTGAATCCTGAAGTCGGCATGCCGTTTCCATTAGACAGTCCAGAGAGTACCGAATCGTTCAGAATCCCTGAGATTGTGAAGTCAAGTTCCGCCGCGGAAAATCCGTACCCGACTTCTCCATAGCCTCCACTAAAATCATTCCCAAAAGTTCCGTATGTCGCGTAGACGCCCTCGTGCGCCGCTGTCACGCCAGTGAACCAATAGTCCTGAGTTCCCGCGCCGAAGTTGTCGTATTGTCCAAACGAAAACTCAAGGCTCAACGGACCGTATCCCGCACCGAGATTGACCTCCTTGTACGTGTCATCAAACTGACCCGTGTATAGATACGCGGTCCCACCGGCGCTCAGACTGAGCCCCGACACGTCGAATTCGGCACTGCCGTATACGTCGATCTCACCACCATCGCCAACATCCGCAAGCCATGTTCCGAAAGACACGGCACCAAAACCAATGTCCGCCCCCGCGCTTGCAGATGATGTCTTCTGTGAAATTCCACGAAAGAAATAATGGCTCACATAGCCTGCATTGGCAGATACTTCGATCTCTTGGGCATCGGCTCTGACAGGCGCAAGCAACGCGAGCGCCATGATGGCCATTCCGATCTTCTTCATTGATTTTCTGTGCGTCAAAGACATAATTATTTTTCCATTGGGTTGTGAGATAGTGATGTGCCGGCATGCGTACGTCTGCCATGCCGGCACATCGTGTCGCCTGGTGTACGATACCCTATCGGGCCTTAGTCTTCATCAATCACACTCGCAAAGAATTTCTTCACATCATCCTCTTCATCGTCGACCTCGACCGCTTTTGGCCTGGGTGCCGCAACGGTCTTGGTTACTCGTGCTTCGGCCGCTTTCGCCACCGGCGCGGGAGTTGGAATAGGGAGTCGAGATTCGCGTTCGATAACCTCTCCCGCCGTGAACCTGTCTTCAACATCTCCCCCGAGCGCCCGTTGGAATTTCTTTCCAAGTTCCTCGAAGTTTTTGAACTGGTCCTCCTTAATGAATTCCGACAACGAAAATTCTTCTTCCCACGTTTTCTCCTTCTGGGCATCGTCTCCTGTAAAGAGTTCGGAGGGGTCTGTGAATTCAGCTTTATCGTAGTTCTGATAACCCGCAACCTTCTGCGCCTTCAGCTTGAAATCACAACCTTCCCACAAATCAAATGGATTAGCAGGCTGCTGATCGGGGAACTGTGGTTCCAGCAGTTCCATCACCTTGTCGTGGATTTTCTTTCCATACTTATATAGGAATGTCTTGCCGTTGTTCTCGGGGCGCGCAGGGTCTTCAAGAATCAGAATGTTGCTGATATACGTCAGCTTACGCTTTCGTGACCGCGCCACTTCCTTGTCGCTTTCTACCCCAGAATTCCAGAGACGATTGTTCTCCTTACAAACTGGGCAGGGGCGCCCATCGAGCGTCGTCGGGCAGTTCTCGATGAACCACGAACCCGCCGGTCCTTGAAAGCCGTGTGACCACAACTTCGCCCACGGAATGTCCTCGTCCTTCGGCGCCGGAAGGAACCGCAGCTTGGCATAACCGATGCCCGTCTTGGGGTCAACGATCAGCTTCCAGAAGCGTTCGTCAGCACCCTTCTGCGGCGAGTTGGTCTTCTTTACTTCGTCGGCGAGTTTGGTGAGAAGGGTCTTGCGGGAATTGCGTAACGTCGTGAAATTCGTGGCCATAGTATTGGCACTCCTTGTATGATTGAACGATGGATTAGGAATATTTAATAATAAACCGACGTAAGTATAACACGTATATTTAGACTATGCAAACAACTGTGGTTCCTCCTGACGAGGCGTCATTGACAGCCCCTGATATGATGCCCAGAACATTTTGGACAGCTTGTGAGTGTATTGCCTCCACGCGGGGCGTTGCCAGTTAAGCAGTTGATCGGCTTTTCGCAAGCGAGTCAACCACGGCCGCACTCCGAAGGTGCTGCCTTTTGGTTCGCGCTGTTCCCAATACTGCGCCCAATGATACCCGTGCGCACTCTGTGGAATGAGTAGCAGCACACAGGCCAGGTCAATCATCAGTTCTCGACTGATGAGCCCTTCGATACAGGACGGCAATGATGCGCGATGTTCATCAAGAAATGTTCCGTAGAGCCACTCGTCAACGAGCGCGGGTGAGAGATGCCGACGTAACGCATAGAGTTCATTGCCGAGTGTTGACGTGCCGTTCTCTGCACGGGACGCAAACGCCATACCATCCTGTAGGATATTCGGTGCCACAACATCCGCAATATAGGCCTTCGGTTTGAAGAAGTAGGTCAACAACAGCGTTGCGTGAATTTGTGTATCCGACAGCTTCGTTGACAACCGATAATAAAACTGGCGATCGCGTTGCTTGATGAGGGGCGGCGTCGAGACGCGCCCTTTGTATTTCACAAAATCATATCCCTCCGTCGAGAAGTAGAGGCGATAGGACTTCGCGTACATGAAGACCTGTTCTGGAGTCATCGTGTACGCCTCAGAGGGGCAACTGTTCAAATTTCGGGATGAAGTGCAGCCGTGCGGCATCGTTGGCGAGTTCGCCGCGAATCTTATCGCCGAGCCGACCAGCGATAAGCTGGGGCTCAATACTATTTTCTGTGCAGTAGTATATCACGGCGTCGAGGTATGTCATCCGCTTGGTCACGACCAGGCGTTCAATGGCCTGCGCAAGTTTTTCCACATCCGTGTCTTGGGGGAGTGCTGATGTCGTCATGATGTTATCAAAATCAAAAAGAGGTGCTGGTTTCTGTTGCCAAGATTTCCAGCGTCTCCGATAGCCCTGTTACCAGGATATCAATTTGCAACCTTTTAGGCTGCGATTTCGAACTGGTTATCAGTTCTGTTTTGTCTCTATTTTACGACAGCGACTTGTCGATAGCCTCCCCGCGTCCATACAATCTCCGTCGAAACTTGTTCGCCCCCATAAATTTCAAGAAAACCTGTTCTGAAAATGGTGGAGGCGGCCGGTACTGCCCCGGCGTCCGAAGACCATTGACCGCGCTTCAACGGCTTATGTACTAATTATACCACACATAATGTTGGAAATCAAGATGACTAGGAAAATGATGAGATAGACGCCAAATGGTGCCGCCAACATATCTGCGGCGGCAATCCAAGACCTATGAAAAATGTGCATATTTATATCGGAGCCGATCGCCAATGCTTGCCAGTGTGCCATGTGCCGCATCACGTTCGGAGAGGCACGGAGAATCTACGCCCCAGTCAATGGCCAGCGCGGGGTCATTCCACGCGATGCCAACTTCGTCTGCCGCATTATAGTGCGTCGTGCATTTATATTCAATTTCTGCATCGTCACTCAGTACGCTGAACCCGTGCGCAAAACCGGCAGGCACATAGACTTGCTGATACGAGTCTGCCGAGAGGTCAATCGACACCCAACGCCCAAACATTGGCGAACCCAGTCGCACGTCGACGGACACGTCACGAATGGTCCCCCGTAAAACACGCACGAGCTTACCTTGCGGGCGTTTGATTTGTAGATGCAATCCTCGAATGGTCCCACCTATCGATCTCGAAAAGTTATCTTGCACGAACGGGCCCGGAATGCCGAATGCGCGATACTTTTCTGTGTGGAACGATTCATAGAACAATCCACGGGGGTCTTCATATACGTCGGGTTCAAGAACGATTACGCCCGGCAGATCCGTTTGTTCCGCGTGGAGATGGGCGACGGGCTTTTCATTTGTCATTGGTGTCCTCACTAAAAAAGAGTGCGCTCTGCATCTGGGGCTGCCGAAAGTCTATCGACCGACAGTTTCACATAATCGGGGTTTAACTCCAGCCCGACATACTTACGCCGGTGCCATTTGGCGGCAATGCCCGTGGTGCCACTGCCGGAAAAGGGGTCAAGCACAATATCCCCTTCGTTGCTGCCTGCAAGAATGCACCTGTCCGGTAACGCTTGAGGGAATGTCGCAAAGTGCCCAGCGGCTGCATTGCCGCCAGTCGGTATCGTCCAGACACTGCGTTCTTTCCGCGTGCCGTCAGCAAGCCTCTTCGGTGCGGTGCGCGTCAAGATTTCCATCGGTGACTGCACCCCGCTCGTATGCTTATGCTTCTCCGCGTTGAACCGTTCGTTCTTTTTGACGACAGCTTCATACCGTCGACGCGACACAGGAGTGATCGGTTGCGCAATAGCTTTGGGGTTGAAGACATACTTTGGCGACTTCGTGAGTAGAAAAATATATTCGTGCGATTTCGCACAGCGGTTATTGACACTCTCTGGCATAGGATTCGGTTTCGACCAAATGATATCCTGTCGGAGATACCAGCCATCAGCCTGCAAGGCGAACGCAACACGCCACGGAATACCGCTCAGTTGATTCTTATTGTAGCTATCACCTAGATTGAGCCACAATGTGCCCGTATCGGTAAGCACACGGCGCACTTCACGGAAGACACGGGTCATCTCTTCCACATACGATTGCGTGGTGTCCTCGATTCCAATCTGCTTGTCGTTATCATAGTCACGCAGTTTGTAATAAGGCGGAGAGGTTACGCAACATTGGACCGAGTCGTCCGCCAGCGGGATGTGGCGTGCGTCTGCATTGATCATCATGAGGCTATAGCGTCGCGGTCGAAACCTGACCTTTGGAATTTATACTACCGTGAATCGCCCGAATGACAACTTGTTTCTCATGACAAACTCGTGCGAGTTGCGTGAACTTGAGTGTTGCCTTGTGTGACTTCCCTTCCCTTAGCATCTTTGGGGTTGGGGGAGTCCACATATCGGGGTGCGAATTGAATGCGAATATAGCAGCACTCTGTAAATCCTCGGAGCGAACAATAACAATATATGGTCCCGTGAGTCTGGCTTCATTCCATGCGCCGCCGGAGCAGGTCGGCGCAGTACCGTCCTTTTTAATATACTTAACTTTAATTTCCACTTGCGCGTCCCAAGGTACATTGCCGGCCGGCGCCGGCCCAGGCCATGCGTAGTCTTTCCAGCCTACCATATCTGGTTTCTGCTCATCATCAAAATGTTGCCAACACATGCCGGTTTGTTTTCGTGCTTCTGACGGCAGGTAACGCTCCACGAGACTAGTAAACATGGTCGATTTATAATAATTGCCCAATTCCTCCGGCTCATCGGGAGTCTTGAGCGAATCGGAGAACCGTAGTGTGTCCGCTGCGGCGCGTCTCACGGCCTGGAGACTTGCGGGGTCTAATGATTCTACTAGAGACATTCCTTCTGCCGGGCACATGGCCTCGCTAGCCTCACCGAACAAAGTTCTATCACCCATGCAACAATTATACCCTACGTTGTGTGATAGTGCAAGTAGTATTCCTTAATGCGTTTGCGCAAGCTGTCGAATTCGACCGCGAGGGTTGTCTCAAAGACCTCCAGACCCTCCGGCGAAACGATGGGAAAGATGATACGTTTAACTTTCTGCCCCGTATGTTCGAACACACAGAGGCTGTAGAAACAGCCCTGCAAAAAATAGTCCAATACATAGTCGCGCTTCTTCGGTCGACGTGACGTTTTGAAGTCAACAACTGCCAACTCCCCGTCCACTGTTGCGAGCAAGTCGACGCGCCCTGCAACCTTCAGGTGTGCGCTGTACATGTCCGATTCCTGTCCGTGGACGCGCTGGACGTGCTTGTCGAGCCATGGACGCATATCTCCCCAGAACTGACGTACGTCGTCTGTGAGCGTCGCCAGCGCGTCCTCGACCTGGTCGGCTTCGTTGTTGATATAGGATTCTGCCAGAAGATGTAACGTTGTGCCTCGTGTGGTGGACTCTTTGGTGATTCTATTTGCCTCGGTTGCGCCCACGCGCTTCCTCCAGGCGGTCAATTGGGGTTTTGGTCTTGCGCCCAACACACGCGTGATTGACGGATATTCATTTCCGGTATGATCGCCATTCAGGACCCGGTAGACTCGTCCGACACGCTGATTGACCTGTTCAAGGCGGGGGAAGGTAAACGGTTCGTGTTCAAAAGTTTTCATGATATTATTCGGGCGCTATTCAGGAATGTTGATCGTCGAACCCCGGTGTTCGCTCTTGATATTTCGAAGAAGGTCTTTGAAAGTTTCGGGTACTTTGAGTCCGCCGCGGTTTATGGAATACGACACACCCGGTGCGGCGATATCTTTTACGACGGTATTTTCCTTCTTACATAATGGGCAGGGTTGCGTTGTCGGATAATCGCGAGCGGCAATCGGGAAATTTATATCGACTGCGCTAAAATCACAATCGTTGTCCGAACACGAATACGAATAATTGGGCATGATGAGAGTCCTAGTTGAAAGTAGTATCGTTATTCGGCCAATATAAATTGGGGTCTTCGAGGGCAATTGAAGGCTTCGGGGCTTGCGGCCGAAGATGCGTCATGACCATAAGCACTTGGCGTAGCGTCCGGCTTAATATATCTGACCATTGTGCGTCGGGTGTTCCGGCCGGCGTCAGACGAAGATGCATTTCTGCCGTGTTTGCGAACATGAGAATAAGATCAAGCTGCACCTCTGGCGTCATATCATGATACATTTCTTCGATCTGCTCGCGCCGCAATTCATATTCCTCCAGTCTGGACTCTGCGGTACCGGGTTCTTCTTTGCGATAGCGAATGGGGAAAATAGCAACAGCATCCATATTATTCGTTGATTTCTTCGTCATTTGCAAGCCATTCTTGCAGTCGTTGAAATGATTCCGTCGATAATCGTGTGCTGGTTGGCGCACCAATCAACAATCGAATGGCGAGCAGAAGACCGCATGTGCCGGCAGTCCACTCAATCGTCGACGCAGAGAAGCGAAGATACAATATTGCAACGATAAATGATATCGCGACCGCCACAATTTTAATCGCTTTGCGTGTATTGAACACTTCGACATACTTCAGGTTCAATCGAATATCGAGCATAGAACGGGCCATAATACTGGCGCTTTCATCATCCACATCCATCTGACTATCTCCTATCGAAAATACCGCAGGTCGAACTGTTGTTCCAGCAAACCAGGAAACGCTTCGTTGACGACGGCTTTTGTACAACGATAGGTGCTAGGAAATTTACCGTCCTTCAGCGCCAACACAATCGCCACTTCATCGACATGAAGTCGTTCCAGCAATTGCTGAAACAATTGTTCGCGTCGACGCGGCAATACAGGCGACCCGCCTTTGATGAACAGGTAGAGTATGCGAAGTTCGCGCAGCAAATGTGAGGGCGTCAATCCGATGGGGCCCACATCCTGTTTGAACGGCGGCGCGCCTGGCGGCATTTCCCACTCAGCGTCCGAATGTGCGAGTTTCAACAGATACCCCAGCCCTGTCGAATAATGCTTTCGCAGCCACGCAACTTTATCCGCGGCTTTCGTCAGCGTCTTCTGGTGCGTGAGAATTTCTCCAAGCTGTCGTGCTTTCATTCTGATACCTCAGGCGGTGTTGCCGCAAGCAGCCGGCAAATGTTTTTAAGTGATGTGACGGCAATGGTCATTTCATTCTCACAGTCGGTGTTCCAACGCTGTGTTCGTTTGTAGTGTGTCAATAATTCACGACAAACATTCAGCGTGTGTCGTTGATAATGTGCGCGACGTTCCTCTGGTGTCCATTCGGGTTCGGCTGGTTTATCCGACGCCAATCGGGCGTTTCGTGCTTCTCGCGTTTCGAACGGTATAAGTGTACCAGGCATTATTCAATCACCAACATTTCGACCGGTGGGCCTTTCTTAATGGCCGATTGTAGCAGCGACTCCCACGCAGGAATTCGCGCCTCAAACGAATAGAACTGCTGATAGTAATTGCTCTGTGCTTTCAATGTATATTCAGTATGCTTGCTGCTGTAAGCATCCAACGCCTCTCGCATACGCCCGACAGTATTGACAATCATGGCCTCTGGGCGTTCGTCGTACGAGAACATCCACGCCCACTCTGCGCACGTCTCTGGCAGCGCACCGTAATTGCTGGTGATGACGAGACAGCCTGCCATCATGGCTTCTTGCACCGCCATACAGGAGGTTTCCGCATACACTGACGGATAGACAAACACATGCGACTCATCCAACGCCTGACGCACGTCCGCATTCGGCTGTGTGCCGTGATAGATGATACGCGGATTCTTTCTGAGAATATCATACAGCGGTTCGAACTCTTTATCCTGTTCGTGCCATCCGTAAATATTCAACGAAGAATACACATGGAGTTCCCAATCCTCACGCTCTTTCGCCAGCACCTCGGCCGCGGCACCGAGAATGGCGAGACCCCGATGTGGAGTGGAGGTATAGATGAACTTGAGCTTGCCGTCGTAGGGTTTGGGAAACGCCGATTCCCGATAAGGTACTCCATTCTTAATGACGGTGCCTTCGCTATAGGGAATACCAAGATACATATTATACTGCTGTTGCTGCCAGTGTGAGGCGAACACGATGTGATTAAACTGTGTGCGGTAACTCGTATCCTTCAACACAGAGGAAGCAGGGTCCTGTGGAAGATCCTGACACCACAAGATACGCGGCTTGTCCTCAAAGGTATATGTCTCGGGACGTGACATCATAATCTGCACCTGACTAGTCAGTTCAGGCAGCGCCTCTTGTAGATTGGCGAGAATGAGTTCGGTACCGCCGAGGGGTTTGCTTGGTGCGGTCACATCAGACATAATTATTTTCTATCCTTTGGAGTATAAATTTTTGGCATTATACCCCATAATGACGAAATTGCTTTTCGAGATTTGGCGCGTATGCGTGCCGCCGCATTGAGGACAGCAAGAGTCTTTCGAATCTTGGAGGGTTTGGAAAGCCAACTCACGAGTGGTGTGACAACGTTCACAATAAAAATCCCAGCGTGGCATAATGTACGATCATAATCTTATCGGGTTATGCCGATATTTATATGTGGAGCCGATGGAGGGATTCGAACCCCCGACCTTCACCTTACAAGAGTGTTGCTCTACCACTGAGCCACATCGGCGTATTAAATATTAAAACGTCACAGAGAAGAGCCCACCAATACGATTAATCGAGGTGCCTGATGTTGTTCCGATGTATGGAGAAATCCAGAGATTGGTGAGCGGGTGTTTCCCACGCATAATCGTGCCAAGGTTCAAAGAGACGGGTAGCACGCCGAAGCTCGTCTCAGCATTGTTGTGTGCGACTACAGGTGTAGCTATCGCCCATCGCGTATTCTCCGTGCTGCGATTGTTGCCTCGCTTCAACCAGGGCGTTCCGACGAATACCGTGAGTGATGATGCACCGCTCGGACCAGCAATACGCCCCACGCCTCCCTGTACTCCAAATTTGATGTACCAATGCGGGGGAGTGGCGGCCGCCGCAATTGTTGTCGTCTCGGTGACGGGGATGGGTGTGCGTGTCTCACCCGGCCCGATTTCGAACAGACGAATCAGATTGGTCGGCACATTTTTCTCATTACGTCCTATGGTATTTAGAATCAAAAATTTCTGCGACAATGTATATCTTGCATCTGTGCCTTCGGACTGAAAATTCAGCCGGAAGTCAGTGAACGCCACACGAGATTGCACTGGCGGCGTCAACAAGGGTCCTGGCGCCTCTACGGGAGCCTCTAGGGATATCCACGGAGGTACGACGAGGGATGCGAAAGTGCCGATGGGAATATATCCAGCTACGGGTTCCTGTGGCAACATTTCACTGGGCGTCACGACCGCCGGGCCGCCGCCCTGTGAGGTTGCTATTGCGAGCGACATCGACAACTCCGTCACCAACACTTCGAGATTTTTGTTCTCAGCAAGGAGGGTGTCGACATACTGCGCGTTGGCAGGTGCAACATATTCTTCAACGGCTCCCGGCGTCAGTTCCTCCACCGGGACTTGGATAGTGGTAACATTTGGCGCGGGATGGTCAATGGTGAGAACGGATGTTGCCTCATCTGGCCCACTTAGACGCCCTGCGGCAAAGACGACCCCCAAGACGGCGATCGCTCCCACAGTTTTCATAACACGTAGAGACGGCATTGCTATTACAATAGTCATACTCACGACCTAATTCTCTCACACTTATCTGTTACGTTTACGACTTTGCGCGGCTATTGCTCTGCGCCGCTGGTTCTTGCTCTTTAGCTTTTGTTTGCTGACTTTTCGGAGTTGTTGCCGTCCCTCATGTGAGAGAATGTGGCGCAGCCGAGCCAGTTCTTTCGCTTTCAATGCCGCCTTCGCCATCAATGCGTCTGGGGCGGGGTCCGTCTCTGGTGGTAGTTTCACCGGCGACGTATCCGTTGGCGGCACTTCATCTTCGGGAAAGACGATATCATACTCCATTTTTTAATCTCCTAATCATCGAATCTATCGGCATCCACGGAGAACCCTCCCACCCTGAAGCATTCTTCTCTGTGTGCATCTCCTCGGCCTCCTTGCGAGATATTGGTTGTGAGGTAAGAATGGTATCGCCCACGTATTTTTGCTGCCACTCATCTATAATCTGATCGACCGGTGGCATGTCCACGATTTTTTCTGCCTCTTCTGCCGTTTCGCTTTCCACCAAGTATCGCATACGAAACGTGTGGAGTGTTTCTACAACAAAGAGTTGCGGCGGCGTCGTTGTGTTCTTTTTTGACATGTGTAAGTATACCACATTTTCATGCTGGAGGGGTCTGCGACTGTGAAAGAGTTGCAACCCGTTGTCCGTGGACGTGGTTAAAGTGCCCGGCGACTTGCCATAACGTGCCATATCCCTGATAGTTCAACCACATGTTCAACCCATCCATATCGGACGAATGAAAATCGAGCGCACGGTTGCTGTAGTGCATAGAGTCTTTCATGTGAATGTGATCGTTCGCACTGACGACGGTGACCCAGTTACCCGAACGAACTGCCCAGACAGCGGCTGTCCAATACATGTCGTGCAAACTTGGGTCGAGATTGACGGGAACTCTCAGGCCCTCTATCGTAATGGCAGAGGGCCATTCGGCGGGGGGAGGATGAACCCATCCCGTGCCAACAAGTCCGTTTGTGTCTCATGTACCTTCGCGACCGATTCCAGTGCGGCGGTGAGTTGACCGTTGAGAGAAATCAATGTTTCCTCATGTCTATGTGCTTCGTAGAGACAGATGCCAATCATGGCAAAGCAAATGATCCACGGTCCAAATTTATTGACAACGGTTTCGAATACAACTAACATGGGTGATACTCCTTTATTTTATAGTGTTACTTCAATTGCCAAAGTGCTGTAGCAATTGTCCTGCTGGCATTTGTTGATCCATTGCGCGGTCATAATCGCCGGTGAACATAATATATTCACGCAGTCTTCGGTCGGCGAGTACTGGATTCTGTTGACCGTGTGTGGTGGCCGTCACCAAGAAATCCGCTACATCAACGGGATGTCCTAGGTCGGCTTTCTGCACGATGGAGGCATTTACTCGCCCCGTATTCCACGCCACACTGACCAGCGCATCAAACATGGGCACTGTCAGTGGCATACAAACGCTTCTCGTCACGATTTGTGCATAGACTGCCAACTGCGTGGCAAACTCCTCCTCGATATCCGCTGCGGTGACAGAACTGGGATGGGTGAGTGTGACGGGCAGTCCCTGCCAGGTATGCATACCATATCCTATGGCGTATCCGATCCGGTCATAATACTGGTCCAGTCTCAGCCCCTCGTGTTGACGAATAAAGTCTTTCCCCTGATCGCTAATCCGCACAGGGCGTAGGCCGCAGCTTCCCATCTTCTGATGTCGAGCGACGAACACGGGGATGTTCTCGACGTGTCTGTCGACAATTGTGGCTTTCGGTGTTTCAATTGCCAGTATAATACTCACACCCAATATCAATGTAACAACGAACGCGCCGATGGCGCCACGCACGATAATATACATGCGAACTCCTTTTAAGATACTGTAATTATAGTTGATACGAGGGAGATTGTCAAGCGCCGTTGTGGGCGGCGTGCCTGGCAATCCAATACGCATCAGCTATATCGGCGAGGGGAGATTTGGCAAATGATGCCGTCTTGGCGGTCCGTGGGAAAAATACGGGCGTCCAGGCGTTTGCAAGTGGATATTGCTCTAGGAAAGCGTGGGTCATTCGCTTTTTATCGGCGTTGCCTTTTCCTGTCGCAAACTTCTTGACCGCGGTTGGGGCAACGGTGGTGATGGTGTAGTGCTGTTGATGTAGCAGATATTTCAGAATGCCCGTGTGTTCGCCAATATGAAATACACGGCCGGTTGCGCTGAACGCATAGTTTTCGAGGGCGACGGTTCGAATGTCTGGCCACTGGGCTAGCCATGTGATAACGGACTGCGCGACAAACTCTGCGCGTGCCATCATCTCTGTGCTTGAGATGACTACTGTGGTCAGTGCCGGAAGCGCGGGATAGTCACGCGCATGCGCCATCCAGAACTGCGGAGTCTCGCTATAGGCGCAGACCGCCGGGCACGACATCGAGTAGTCTATCCCGATGTTCATTCGTCGTCGTCATCCTCGTCGTAATCTTCATC